ATCAACAACTTAGAGTGTCCGTGGAGCTGTCCGAGCATACGAAAATGATGGATAGGTAGGAAACCTACCAAAATGATGCGCTTTTGGGTGTCAGTGTTGATAGGGAACGCTGACACCCGTCAGTTCAACTGGGGTTACCTGTCACCCCAGTTGCATCAGTCCCATAGTTCACGCTGTGCAGGGACGCGCTCGACCCATTCAAAGAACTCATCCTCATTCCTGAAGACGATCCCCCGCTTTTCCAGTGCGCCCTTGTAGAACACATAGACGCGGTAGTTACTTCCCCCGTGAGGGTAATGGCGCTGTACCCAGTAGGTTTGAGCGCCGCGAGTGATGATGCCTATGCTCTCTACGCGAGCAGTGAAGCGGGGGGTTATTTTGGTTTCTTGTCTTGTATTCATTTCATTTCTCCTTAACTGTGAAAGCCGTAGTGGTCGTCGTGCCATACAGCACCGATGGTGTAGCTTTTATCTCTCTCGGTGTCCCGATAGGTGGCTACAAGGTCGGTGCTGTTTGACTCACGCCAGATGTTCACATAGGGGTAGCTGCCTATGCTCCACGTACTGAGGTAGCCTATGGCGTAGTACACGTTACGCAAGCCTATCTTCTCGGCTATCTGTATCATGTCCTCATCGCTGAGGTTTACGGTTACTTGTCTTGGTGTCATTTCATTCTCCGTTACAGGCAGGATTGCCCCCTAAGCACAGCACGCTATGCTTAGAGAACGTACTGGGGTTACCTTTCACCCCACATGCGCAACGCGGCTACTCCATTACTTTTCTCACAATGAACTCGCTCATCTGATCTCCGACCTGTGGCATCTCTTCTGAGTAATAAAAGATACCGTTGTCATACTCGTCCTCGATGCCGTCCCACTTACCGATGGCAACCACGTATTCATGTGATTCTTTCGGGGAGTCTTTCCAGCAGCCTTCTATTTTGACGGTTTTGTATTTCATTTCATTCTCCTAATGTGGGCGTGATTGCCCGTTGATGTGCATAAGGTTATGCACGGTTGTTATGCACGATGTGCATAAGGTTATGCCGTTAGACATGCTGGGAAACACCGCGCCAGCCCCGCTGGTCACGGTTGGTTGGGGGAACACGATGTTCCCTGTCTTACATGGACTTGAGTACCGCAATGGCTTGTTTAATCTGCTCTGCCAGATTCTTCCCCTCAAACGTACCTAGGAAGTCCATAGCCGCGTCTCTAGCGGCTTTGCTAACCCTAGCCTTGGTAACAGGCGTGGCGGGCTTGGCGGGCTTCGTAGGCTCGAAGTGCACCATCACGTTTCTTTTCCATGACATCCTAGCCGCATCGTTGCGGCTCTCGTGGGTACACGCTTCACCCACATAGAACACGGCTTTACCCGCGTCCCATGTGTAGTGGCACTTGTACTTATCGGCGTGCACTCTAGCGAGTGCTTCCAATAGCGGGGAACACGGTGTTCCCCCAAGTTGTGCCGCCGCGCGGCGCAGTGCTTCCGCGTAGCTAGCACCTACCTCTAAGTACGCTTCGTACTTTGTTGCGATTGCCGCTACTTGAGCGGGGCTTAAGAACTTCGATTGCTTGTTCATAGTGTTTCCTTTGAACAGTTATGTGAAGCGACATGCTTTCACAACTTAATCTTACCAATGCCCCCCTTTTTAGCCCCCAAGCGTGTAGCTGACCCCCACCGTACCCCCACAACCCATATAAGCCCACTAAGCCGCGCTATGGTTTAAACACTGTTCCACAACCGCACAGAGCAAAATGAGGGATCGCTAGCAAAGTCGGACAAAATGAGGGATCGCTAGCAAAGTCGGACAAAATGAGGGATCGCAGGCAAATCCGGGAACCCCAAGGCATGTTCCACGTGAAACGCCAGACCCACCCCCTACTGTTTAAAAACACAGTGCCCAGTAAATTTTAAAAAAATACAACGTGTTTTCTGTCTAATGTTAGACAAATAAGCATAAAAAAACCCCCAGTATTACGACTGGGGGTAAGGAGGGGGGAAATGAAGAAACCCCCTACAGGAGAAAGTAAATGAGCAACCGCTTGCACATAGACTCGCATATAGTATACACTCCCGTTACGAATTTCACAACTCCATCGTGCAGGGGTATATAAAAATGCATGCAACTTGAAATGGGTTTGGTGGCAACGCCTGTCCCATAAGGAACGTGGAATGTTAGATCACTTACTGGATTTCGACCCAGACATATCGGAGCACGATAAGTCAGCGGTGCCTATCGAAAAGACAACCCCTGCAGAAACCATCAGCGCCCAGTCAGAAACGGCAGACTGGCTTAAAAAGCTTGGTGCAGTGGATGTCGATCAGGTAACGTCCCGTCTGGAAACAGACGCAGCAAGAAAAGCATTTAACGGTGTGGTAACAGCACAACCTAATGCAGACACCCATCACCAACTTGCGCAGATTAAAACCCCAGAAGCCGTGCGCCATCTTGTAGGCATGCTCACCGCATACGACTGGGAATTTGTACAGCAAGCCAAAGAAATCAGAGGATATACCGTAGCCAAACTAATAGAAGAAACTGAAAACCCCAGCGCCAGTATCAGGCTCAAAGCCCTTGGGCTGCTAGGTAAGGTTACTGAGGTCGGGTTATTTACTGAAAAGATTGAGGTTAAGAAGACTGACTTGACAGAAGATGAGATTGACAAGAAGCTCAAAGAGAAGCTGGAGCGGTTCATGGACATTAGTGATGCTGACGTAATCGACATAGAGCCACTACACGCAACCGCAAAAACAACTAATGACGACCAATCCCCCCCTAACGCCTGAACAGGCGGCGGTACTGTTTCAAAACTTGGGCAGTATGTCCAAGGCGGAGAAACTCGAGTCTTTGGAGTTGCTGGCTAAGGCTGAAGAGTACAAGACCAAGAACGCTGCGCGAACGGATATGATTTCGTTTGCTAAATCGGTATACCCCGGCTTTAAAGTAGGCCCACACCACAAGAAACTGGCTAAGATATTCGGACAAGTGATCCGAGGAGAGAAAAAGCGGGTGATTATCAATATCGCGCCGCGTATGGGCAAGTCAGAATTCAGTTCGTACCTGTTCCCAGCGTTCTTTCTAGGCAACTTCCCTGAGAAAAAGATCATCATGGGCACGCACACAGCGGGTTTGTCTGAGGATTTCGGTCGGCGCGTGCGTAATTTGCTGGATTCTGATGAGTACCATGACGTTTTTCCGGGTACGGCAGTCGCAGATGACCAGAAAGCAGCAGGTAAATGGTCTACAAACATGGGCGGGCAGTACTATGCAGCAGGTGTTGGAGGCGCACTGGCTGGTCGTGGCGCGGATCTGTTCGTTGTAGACGACCCACACTCGGAGCAGGACGTTAAAAGCAACAGCCGCTTAGCATTTGATACGGCATGGTCATGGTTTCAGACAGGCCCACTGCAGCGTTTGATGCCCGGAGGGGCAGTTATCATCGTAATGACACGCTGGAGCCTGTTAGACCTGACTGGGCGGCTACTTGACTACCAGACTAAGAACCCTGAGTCAGAACCTTGGGAATTGGTGGAGCTTCCAGCCATCCTGCACGAGAATACAGAGAACGAAAAGTCGTTGTGGCCCGAGCAGTGGCCTCTACAAGCGCTTAAGACCACTAAAGCCAGCATTGACCCGAAGTATTGGAACGCGCAGTACATGCAGCAGCCCACATCGGACTCATCAGCTATAGTTAGCCGTAAAATGTGGCGTATATGGCCCGCAGACGATGCGCCCAAGTGTGATTATGTGATCCAGTCATGGGATACTGCGTTCGAGACCAAGACAAACTCCGACTATTCAGCCTGTACAACATGGGGCGTTTGGTATAACGAGGAAGAGAATAACTCGCCGCAGTTAATACTGTTGGATGCGTTTAAAGACAGGATGGCGTTTCCAGAACTCAAACAAATAGCGCTCAAGCACTATAAAGAATGGGATCCCGATGCGTTTATTGTGGAGAAGAAGGCTGCAGGCGCACCACTTATTCAAGAGTTACGGGCTATTGGCATACCTGTACAAGAGTTCAGCCCTAGCAGGGGCAACGACAAGTTAGTGAGGCTTAACGCAGTAGCTGACCTATTCAGTTCAGGTAAAGTCTGGGCACCAGATACGCGCTGGGCTAGAGAAGTCATTGAAGAAATGGCTGCGTTCCCTGTTGGCGAGCATGATGACTATGTAGACACGACAACTCAAGCACTGTTAAGATTTAGGCAGGGCGGGTTTATTTCTCTGGATACTGACGAGCCAGAGGATAGGAATTTTGTTGCGCGTAAAGCTGCGTATTATTGACACCCAGAACTTTTGAGAAAGAAATAAATGGCAACCAATATTGACAAAGCGCTGTACCAAGCACCAGAAGGCATTGATTCTCTAGCGGGAGACGCAGAGCCTATTGAGATAGAGATTGTCGATCCTGAAGAAGTAACTATTGGTATTGATGGCATGGAGATCAGCCTTATTCCAGAAGACGATGAAGGCCCAGAAGATTTTGATGCCAACTTAGCAGACTTCATATCCGATAGTGTCTTGTCTACTATTGCAGGTGATCTTGATCAAGACATTGAGAACGACAAGAACTCACGCAAAGATTGGGAGAAGTCTTATACCGAGGGTATTAAGTTACTTGGGTTGCAGATGGAGGAGCGCACAGAGCCTTGGAATGGGGCATCGGGGGTGTTCCATCCGATGATTACGGAAGCGGTTGTGCGGTTCCAAGCCGAGACAATCACTGAGACGTTCCCTGCAGCAGGCCCAGTTAAGACAAAGATCATTGGTAGAGAGACACCTGAGATCAAAGAAGCGGCAGCACGGGTGCAGGAGGACATGAATTTTGAGCTTACCGAGGAGATGAAAGAGTTCCGTGGTGAGCACGAGCGCATGCTCTGGTCGCTGCCAGCTACAGGCTCTGCGTTTAAGAAAGTGTATTTTGACCCTAGCTTGGGTCGTCAGGTGTCGATGTTCGTGCCAGCAGAGGACATTGTGCTGCCGTATGGGGCCACGGACTTAGATACTTGCTACCGTGTTACGCACGTTATGCGTAAAACAAAGAATGAGGTGCTGAAACTCCAAGCTGCGGGGTTCTACAGTGACGTTGAGTTAAACGATGCGCCACACTCGCAGACCGACATTCAGCGGGCCAAAGACAAAGAGACTGGCTTTTCTGACTTGAATGATGAGCGCTATGTTATCTATGAGTGTCACGTTGACTTGGACTTGCAAGGGTTTGAGGACGAGAACGATGACGGCGAGCCTACAGGGATCATGTTGCCTTATGTTGTCACGCTGGTTAAAGGCTCCAATGAGGTTCTGTCAATTCGTAGAAACTGGAAAGAAGACGATGATCTCAAACTCAAGCGCCAACACTTTGTACACTACCAGTACATCCCCGGCTTTGGAGCCTACGGCTTCGGTTTATTCCACCTCATCGGTGGGTTTGCGAAATCGGCTACCAGTATTATGCGACAGCTCGTGGACGCGGGCACACTTTCCAACCTCCCCGGTGGTCTCAAGTCCAGAGGTTTGCGAATCAAGGGTGATGACACCCCCATCGCTCCCGGCGAGTTCCGTGATGTAGACATCGGCTCGGGCAGCATCCGCGACAACATCCTGCCGCTCCCATATAAAGAGCCTAGCCAAGTTCTGTACACCTTGTTACAGAACATCGTCGATGAAGGCAGACGCTTTGCGTCAACGGCTGATATGAAGATCAGCGACATGTCTGCGCAGGCCCCTGTTGGCACGACGCTGGCCCTGTTAGAGCGCCAGCTTAAAGTAATGACGGCGGTGCAGGCACGGGTGCACTTCGCACTGAAGCAGGAGTTGAAACTCCTGAAGAACATCATTCGGGACTATACAGACCCTGATTACACCTACGACCCAGAGTACGGGAACCGTAAGGCTAAGAAGACTGACTACGACATGGTGGACGTTATCCCCGTGTCAGACCCCAATGCCGCTACTATGTCGCAGCGGGTCATCCAGTACCAAGCAGTCATTCAGATGGCGCAGATGGCTCCAGACATTTACAACCTGCCAGAGTTGCACAGGGGCATGTTAGAGATTCTAGGCATCAAGAACGCCGAGAAGCTAGTGCCTATTGAAGACGACATGACACCGAAAGACCCGGTTCAAGAGAATCAGGACGTACTCAAGGGCGACCCGCTCAAAGCGTTTATGCACCAAGATCATGCTGCGCATATGCAGGTGCACATGATGTTGCTGCAAGACCCATCAATTAAGCAGTTCATTGGGCAGAATCCACAAGCCCCACGCATTATGGGGGCGATTACTGCACACATTGCAGAGCACGTTGGCTATAAGATGCGCCAGCAAATTGAGCAGCAGTTAGGTATGGCACTGCCTCCTGAAGGCGAGAAACTACCTGTTGAAGTTGAGATTGCGCTGTCGGGCATGATGGCACAAGCCGCTAATCAGGTATTGCAGCAGAATCAAGCGCAGATGGCGCAACAGCAAGCACAACAGCAAGCACAAGACCCCATCATTCAGATGCAGCAGCAAGAGTTGCAGTTAAAGCAGCAAGAAGTGCAGATCAAGTTGCAAGAAGTGCAGATCAAAGAGAAGAAGATGATGGCGGATGCAGCGGCTAGAGCCGATGAGCTAGAGCTTAAGAAAGAAGAGATGACTCAGCGCATTCAGTTGGATGGTTTTAAAGCAGGACAACAAGCGCAGCAACACAAAGAAAAGCTAGCTGCCGACCAACAACGCGAAGGTGTCCGTATGGGCATCGACGTTGCCAAAGCCCGCGATCAGGCGGAAATACAACGGTCTAAGCCACCGCAAGGAAGTAATAGAAAATGATCCAAGAATTCGCAGACGTATTGCGCAAACAAATACGTGATGATCTAAATAACTACGCCGATGACATAGCCGGTGGTATTTGTAAAAGTTTTGATGAGTATCAAAAGCTCTGTGGGGTGATTCAGGGGTTAGCCGTCGCAGAGAGTTATGTCATTGCCCTTGCTAAGAAAGTGGAAGAATCAGATGAGTGAAATCATACTGCCTCCGGGTATTAGTTTACCCCGCCATATTCAGCCTATGGAAGCCCCAGAAGCTGAAGCAACTGCAGAAGAAAAAGCTGCAGCACTACCCGTCCCTTGTGGATGGAAACTCTTGTGCATTGTTCCGGATGTCGATACAAAGATAGCTGGCACGGCACTTGATCTGGTACGCGATGCGGCATCACTACGGCAAGAAGAGCATGCAACAACTGTGCTTTTTGTGCTGGAAGTAGGCCCAGATGCGTACAAAGACACCGCCAAGTTCCCGACTGGTGCGTGGTGCAAAAAGGGCGATTTTGTCTTGGTTCGTACCTATACAGGTACCCGTTTCAAGATATTTGGTAAAGAATTCCGCATGATTAATGATGATCAGGTGGAGTGTGTTGTGCAAGATCCGAGGGGGTTAACACGTGCCTAAAGTATTTGCCACGGATGAAGAACGGCGCACTTATGACGCAGAAAAGTCGCGGCGGTGGTATTTAAATAACCTAGACAAAGTACGTGTGCGTAAAAGAGCGTACTACCGTACGGAGGCGGGTAAAGCGCAGAAGCAAAAAGAGGATGCTGCTTATGTCGCATCTGGAGGAAGAGCCAGATACGAAGCCAAACGCGCAGCCTCCCCGATATCTGCGGCACGAGTAGCAGCTAGAGATAAGTGGGCAAAGAACCACCAAGTCTACTTTACGGCAACTCGAGCACGACGCAGGGCGCTTGAAAAAAAGCTTTCTGCGGATGATTTTTGGATTTTGCAAGAGGCAGTAGCGCTTGCAAGACTGCGAGAGCAGGTGGTTGGCGGAAAATGGCACGTCGATCACATTATCCCGGTGTCTAGGGGAGGCGGTAGTTCTCCAGACAATATACAGGTTGTACCGGCAACTTGGAATCAACGGAAGTCTAACCGATCAAATGAACGGTTTTTCCGCGCTTAAGGAGCAAAAAATGGCTGAATATAAGTTTCCAGACGAACTGGAAGATACTATTGATGACGATCTAGACACTACCGAAGCCAGTGATGGCGGTGAAATTGAAGTTGAGATCGTCGATGATACGCCTGAGAGAGACCGTGGACGTAAACCACTGGACAAGGAAGTATCTGATCCGACTGACGAGGAGATTGATTCTTACTCTGACGGCGTTAAGAAGCGCATTAAAGAGTTAACGCATGCTCGACATGATGAGCGGCGACAAAAAGAATCCATTTTGCGTGAGCGTCAAGAGCTTGAGCGTCTTGCACAGCAGTTGATGAACGAGAATAACTCGCTAAAGCGCAATGTTAATAGCAGTAATGAAATTGTTGCGGACTCTTTCCGTAATCGGGCTGCTACAGAAGTAGATCAAGCCAAGCGTGCTTTGAAAGAAGCACACGAATCTTTTGATACTGATGCTATTATTTCTGCACAAGAGTTATTAACTGAGGCTAAAATGCGGGCCGAGGCTGCAAAGAATTTTAGGCCAACCCCTTTACAAGAGCAGGAAACTGCTGTACAAACTAGGGGACAGCAAACTCAACAAGTTACTCCGGATGAAAAATCCCTGCGCTGGCAGGCAAAAAACCAGTGGTTTGGAGCAACAGGGTTTGAAGAATACACCAGCTACGCACTAGGGCTGCATCAAAAACTAGTCAACGGGGGCGCTGATCCCCGCGATGATAAATACTACGAGCAAATTAACACTCGCATGAAATCTAAGTTCCCTGAGTTATTCGGTGGTACTGAAGATAGAAAGTCCGGCGAAGCCAAGAGACCTTCAACAATTGTTGCTTCTGCATCTCGTTCTACGGGAGTAGGAAAAATTAGGTTAACAGCTACGCAAGTGGCATTAGCTAAGAAGTTTGGATTAACCCCGCAGCAGTATGCTGCACAAGTAGCAAAATTGGAGTCTCAAAATGGCTGATAACCGTACTAATATCAATCGTGACCTAGCGTCACGCGAAAAAGCCGCTCGTGTTGTGTATACACCTCCGAGCAATCTGCCCGATCCGACACCTGAACCCGGATACACGTATCGCTGGATTGCGACACACGTATTAGGTCAGTCAACCCCTACTAACGTATCTCAAAAGATGCGTGAAGGATGGGTGCCAGTGAAGGCAGAAGACCATCCAGAGTTGATGCTCGTGGGTAGTGCGAATACAGGCAACGTGGAGATTGGGGGACTCATGTTATGCAAGATGTCTACTGATCGCGTTCAAGCCCGTGAGGAGTACTACAGTAACCAAGCACAAAATCAGATGGAGTCAGTGGACAATCATTTCATGCGAAACAACGATTCGCGTATGCCCTTGTTTTCGGAGAGAAAATCCACTACAAGTCGCGGCGCGGGTTTTGGTTCTGGTTCTAAATAATTTTTTAGGAGTTTATTATGGCACTAACTGCTGCCCCCTACGGTCTTAAGCCCGTAAACCGCGTGGACGGTATGCCTTATGCAGGCGCTGTTCAGGAGTTTCTGATCGACCCCGCTGGTGAAGGCACAAACCTTTTCTACGGTCAAGTCGTGATTATTGGTGCTGATGGGTATATCGCACTGTCTACCGCTACTGGTGCTGACATCACCACCAATAACCTTGGTGGTTCGGGTGTTGGCGCTATTGGCGTGTTCGTTGGCTGTGAGTACACAAATGCTCAAGGTCAGCGTATCTGGTCACAGTACTACCCAAGTGGTACGACTGGCGTGGTCAAATGCAAGGTTGTTACCGATCCTAACGTGGTGTTCCAAGCCCAACTTGATGGCTCAGGTGCACAGACGGTTCTGGGTACTAACACCTTCTTTGCTGCTGTTCAAAGTACATCTACTGGCTCTACGCAGAATGGTAATTCCACCTCTGCGCTGGAATCAACAGTGGTAACTACAGCCGCTGCGTTCCGAATTGTTGGTTTTGCATCCACCCCCGGTGATGCCTACACTGACGTTTTGGTTAAGTTCAACCCCAGCGCACATTCGTATACGAATAACGTTGGCCTGTAAGGAGTAAATCATGGCTATTTCACGCTCACAACTACTTAAAGAACTCCTCCCCGGTCTGAACGCTTTGTTCGGTATGGAGTACGCACGCTACGGCGAGCAGCACAAAGAAATCTACGAAACAGAGAAATCTGAGCGTAGCTTTGAAGAAGAGACCAAGCTGTCCGGCTTTGGTAGCGCCCCAGTTAAGGCTGAGGGTTCTGCTATTTCCTATGACAATGCTCAGGAAGCCTTCACTTCGCGCTACACCCACGAAACCATCGCTTTGGGCTTCTCCATTACGGAAGAGGCTGTGGAAGACAACCTGTATGACAGTTTGTCTGCCCGCTATACCAAAGCTCTGGCTCGTGCTATGGCGTACACCAAGCAAGTTAAAGCTGCTTCGGTGTTGAACAACGGCTTTACTGGCGGCGCTTATGCTGGTGGTGACGGTGTTGCTTTGTTTAGCAATGCTCACCCACTGACTAACGGTGGCGTTAATAGCAATATCCCTTCAACGGGCGTTGACTTGAACGAGACCGCATTGGAAAACGCAGCAATTCAAATCGCTGCTTGGACTGATGAGCGCGGTCTGTTGATCGCTGCTAAGCCTGTTAAGTTGGTGATCCCACCTGCATTGATGTTCACGGCCAAACGCCTGCTGGACACCGATCTGCGTGTGGCTACTGCTGACAATGACATCAACGCATTGAAGCGCATGGGAACGATTTCCGGTGGTTACACCGTGAACAACTTCTTCACTGACTCCGCTGCTTGGTTCTTGACAACAGACGTTCCTAACGGTCTGAAGCACTTTGAACGTGCGGCTCTGACTAACTCAATGGATGGGGATTTTGAGACGGGGAATGTGCGATACAAGGCCCGCGAACGCTATTCGTTCGGCTGGAGCGATCCTCTGGGTATGTGGGGTTCTGCTGGCGCTTAAAGCGCGTAGAAAAGGGGGCCTTGTGCCTCCTTTTCTTTTAGTGTATATTCACACTACTCCGGGGTTAACCGGTAATGCAAACTGTCCCGGCAGACGTACCTATAGATTGCATTACTTCTACATAGGAAATATCATGGCATCGACCACCTTCTCCGGCCCAGTCACATCTACCAATGGTTTTGTTGGCACAGTTACTGGCGCAGTCACCGCTACTACCATTACAGCCTCTGGCGATTCTGATCTTCTTGGCACAGCTAACGTAATTGTTCTTCCTACTTCTGATCCCGGTGTTTCTGGCGCAGTTTGGAATAACGGCGGCGCTTTTGCAATTTCTGCTGGTTAATTTAGCTCACCCCATCACTGGGGTTTTATTGTTTTAAGGAGCTAAATTATGCAAACTGATGTCAAGTCAGCCGCCTGTGCCGCAGGCGCAAGTACCACTGCAGTGGCTTATCGCCCCCGTCTTAAAGGACTAACCATATCTTACC